GGCGGGAGCGCGATCACCCACGCCGAGGCCGACGTGGCTGTGCGCCGGGCCATCAGGTCCACCGAGAACGTCTGGAACCAGGCCTTCAAAAAGACCTACATGAACGTGGGCATGGACTTCGCCGCGGCCGTGCACCGCGGGCTGGACGAGACCATCAAGGCCGGCGCGCCCAGGCTGGAGTCAAAGGCGGCCGAAGACCTGGCAGCGGCCGAGTGGGAGCGCCGCATCAGCCTCTACCTCAAGGCCGAGGCCGGGAAGAAGATCACCGGCATCTTTGAGACCACGCGCAAGCGCATCATGACCAGCCTGGCTGAGGGCTTCAAAGCCGGCGAGGGAGCCGACGAGCTGGCCGCGCGCGTGGTGGCAGCCAGCGGCATCCAGACCAGCCGCGCCCTGACCATCGCCCGCACCGAGACGATCACCTCGTCGAACCTGGGCAGCCAGGTGGCCGCGCAGAGCTTCGGCGTTCCCTTGACCAAGACCTGGCTGGGCACCGACGATGACCGCGAACGCGATACGCATTCAGCGGCCGAAGGGCAGACCGTCGGCCTGGATGAAAACTTCGAAGTGGGTGGGGAGGAGCTGAGCTTCCCTGGAGACGGCAGCCAGGGCGCATCCATTGAAGAAATCGCCAACTGCAGGTGCACGCAGACCTATAGCACCACGGGCGCCGCGCCTTCTGGCGGGTCGAGCGAGGACGCAGAATGAGCCCCGAGATTCCCTGCAGCATGAAGGGCCTACAGCTGGTGACCAGCGGTGGCTTGGATCTGCAGGGCGGTGATCGCGCCAGCATCATGAGGAACCAGTATCCCCAATGGCTCGCCGACTTCCCTGATCGCCGTGAGCGCCCTGGCTCAATAATTTATCCAGTACCTGAGGTCATGGTGCACAGCATGTTCATGCTTCGCTGGCGGTACAAATTTAACTGACCGCCCCAAATAAGATTTGACGCCGACAAAATCAAATTGCTAGGGTGCCCTCAAGTTAGCCAGTTCCACGTGGAACAAGAGGACACGATGCCCGCACCTAAAACTTTCAGCCGCCACGCTCGCCGTGTTTGCAAATTCGAAGTGCGCTCGATCAACGAGGGCACCGCCGACGCGCCCATGCTGGGCGAGGGCGGCGTCAAAGTGGCGCGTGTCACCGGCTACGCTTCGGTCTTCGGCAAGGTCGACTGGTATGACGACGTCGTCAAGCCCGGCGCGTTCACCAAGACCCTGATCGAGCGCCCGAAGGTGAAGGTGCTCTGGCAGCACAACCCCGACTGCCCCATCGGCGCGCCCGTGAACATGAAAGAGGACGGCTACGGCCTCTTTGTCGAATTTGACCTCAACCTGGAAGTGGAACAGGGCCGCGAGGCGCGCGCGCTGCTCAAGCAGAAGGCCATCGACGGCATCAGCATCGGCTTTGAAACCATGAAGGACGAGCAGGACGAGCAGAGCGGCACTAGGTCGATCCTGGAGGTGCGCCTCTGGGAATTCAGCGTCGTCACCTTCCAGGCCCAGGAGGCCGCCATGGTGACCGACGTGCGGGCCTTGAACGACAAGACCGCGGCCGCCATGAACCGCTACCAGAAGGCCCAGCTGGGCATGCGCGACCTCAGCGGCGAGCTGAAGGCCGGCCTCAGCAAAAAAGACTTTTCAACCAGCGTTCAGAAGGCAGAGGAAGTGATCGAGGAGCTTTTGGCACTGCGCGACCTCATGGAGACCGCAGCCGCCGAGACCGAGGAGCCGGGCCTGGCCCACTCCGAGGATAAGGAGCGCGAAGAGCGCGCCTTGCTCGAGCTTCAGTGCGACCTCGCCAAAATGTAATTTCACCCACACGGAGGCATCATGCCCACGTTAGACGAGCTCAAAGCAGAAGTGGTCAAGGCCCAGGCCGACGCGGAACAGAAGCGCCAGGCCCTGGACACGGAAATCAAGACCCTCAAAGGCCAGATCGAGGCCGGCGACAAGAAGTTTGCCGACCTGGTCACCGAGAGCAAGGAAGCCGGCAAGCGCGTGGACGAGCTCATGCTCAAGCTGGCCGCCCCGGGCGCCGTGCCTGGCAACGCGGGCGACAAGAAGGGCTCCGAGATCGCCAAGAGCGCCCTGGAGAAGTTCTTCCGGCGCCAGGAGCACGCCATGACGACCGAGGAGAAGGCCCTGGTCCTGGGCGACAGCGCCAGCGGCGGCATCATCGTGCCGGCCGAGCGGAGCAACCGCATGATCGAGAAGGTGACCGAAGTCAGCCCCATCAGGCAGCTGGCCACGGTCATGCAGACCCGCGTCGATCATCTCGAGATCGTGCGTGAGACCGGCCAGATGAGTGCTGCCTGGACCGCTGAGCAGGGCACCCTGAGCGAGGACACGGCGACGAAGTTCGCCCTCGAGAAGATCCCCGTCCACGCCAGCAACGCCCTGGTCAAGGTCAGCCGCCAGATGCTGGCCGACTCGCCCATCGACATCGAGAGCTTCCTGATGAACCGCGCGGCCCTGCGCTTCGGCAAGGCCGAGGGCATCGCCTTCCTGACGGGCAACGGCGTGGGCCGCCCCCAGGGCATCCTGGCCACGCCCAACGGGTCCTCGATTATCAGCGGCACGCAGTCGACCGCCGCGGCTTCGGCGGGCTTCGTTCCCGACGACGTCCTGGACGCGGAGGCCAGCTTGATCAGCACCTACGCCCAGAACGCGACCTGGCTCTTCGCCCGGTCCGTGGTCAACTACATCCGCAAGTTCAAGGACACGCAGAACCGCTACTTGAACATGATCGAGCTGGACAAGCTGCGCCAGATCGAGGGTGGCGGACGCGGCCTGCTGCTGGACGGCTACCCGCTGCTCGAAGCGGTGGACATGGCGGCCCTGGCCAGCGCGGCCAAGGTCGGCATCTTCGCCGACTTCGCCGAGCTCTACACGATCGTGGACCGCGAGAACATGATCGTGATCCGCGATCCCTACAGCTCGAAGACCACGGGGCTGGTGGATTACCTGTTCGAGCGCCGCGTGGGCGGCCAGGTCGTCCAGCCGGACGCGGGCATTTATCTGCAGGCCAAAGCCTAATCGGGCAGGCCTGATCGTCTCTCTTTCTCAGAGCACAGCATGATCAAAGATTTGAATCTGCTTTCCCGGGCGCACCTCAGCATTGCCCCGGCCTCGAAGACGGCCACCAGCTCCAGCGAGACGGTGGTCGACGTGAGCAACGCCGAGAGCATCACGGTCATCGTGCCCGTGGGCGTGGTGACCACGGCCGATGGCAGCAACCTCTTCACCTTCACGGTGCTGGGCGGCTCGTCCTCGGACGGCTCGGACGCGGTGGCGGTGGACTCGAGCGCCTACCTCGACCCCAAGGACTCCACGGGGGCGGTGTGGGATCGCTTGATCAACGCGACCACGGAAGGCCCGGCCTGCTACCAGTTCGGCGTCAAGAACCTCCGCAACGACCGCTACATGTTCGTCCGGGAAACCGTGACGGGCACCGTGAGCGCGGTGCTGGGGGCGATGATCCTGCTGGGCGACCGCCGGCACAACGTCTCCGCAGCTTAAGCCAAAGCGGAAACGCCACCATGGCCCCGGTCGGACTAGCGCCGGCCGGGGCTTTTTTCTAGGAGACCTTCGTGTCCATCCAACACAAGCACAACGAAAAGACGCACCAGCTACTTGACGACCATGTCCGCGTGAAGGCCACCACGACCTTCAAGGCCTACCTGAACGGGATCGAGCCCATCCAGTTCATGCGCGACACCGTCCATCCCCGCGCCTTCCTGCGCACGGAAGTCGAGGTCTACCTGAAGGAGCGCGCTCCCAGGCTGATCGAAGTCACCGACTCCATGCTGAAGAAAGCCGCGGCTGAGGCCGAAGCCCGCCAGAAGGCCCAGGAGGCCGAGGACAAGAAGCGCGACGAGGCCCTGGCCAAGGAGCAGGCCAAGAAGAAGGAAGCCGACGACAAGGCGGCTGCCGAAGCGGAAGCCAAAGCCAAGGCTGAAGCGGACGAAAAGGCCAAGAAGGACGCGGAAGAGGCCGAGGAGCGCCAGAAGGCCGATTCCAGTTCCAAAGGGGCCGATTCCAAGGATGGGAAGGGCAGCAAGGAGGCCGATTTGCCCGGCATCACGGTCCTCGAGACCATGAACAAGGCGGCTATCCTGGCCCAGGCGGCCGCTGAGAAGGTGCCGGTGCAGGAGACCATGAGCAAGGCGCAGATCCGTGACGCCATCATGAAGGCCCGCGAGCTGGTTTAAGGTCCACCACGGCAGGAGAGCCCATGCTTTTTGACGAGATTAGGATCGACCTCTACCGCCAGGCGGCGCAAGGCAACGGGACCGGGCGCCGCACTTCGGTGAACGTGCCCAGGATCCAAATGGTCCAGGCGGCGTCTGAGGATCCGGTCACGCTCGCCCAGCTGAAGCTCTTCATGCGCGTGGACGGGAACGACCAGGACACCGAATTGACGCCCCTTATCTCGGCGGCCACGGCGCTCTGCGAGACCTGGACGGGGCGGGCATTCTGCGCCCGCACCCTGAAGGTCTGGTATGACGCCGTGCCGCCTGAGAGTTATCTCGAATTGCCCTTCGCCCCGGTCAGCGCCATCAGCAGCTTCAAATATTTTGGCGACGACGACGTCGAAACCACCTGGGACTCCTCCAACTACATTGCCGACGTGATCGGTGAGCCTGCCCGCATCGTGCTTAAAAACGGCGCGACCTGGCCCACCTCCCTGCGCCCGGCAAATGCCGTGGAGATCCAATATGTGGTGGGCTACGGCGCCGCCGGCGTCGTGCCCGAGGGCATCAAGCAGGCGATCAAGCTGCTCTGCGTCCACCTCTATGAGGGCAAGGACGTCCAGAAATTCTCCACGGACTTCAAGACCATCGGCGACGCTCCCTTTGGCGTGAAGATGGCGCTGCAGCCCTTCATCCTCGCCGACCTGGGGGATTAGCCGTGTTTCGCCTGGCCCAGATGCGCACGCGCGTGCTGATCAAGGAAATGACCTCGGCCGTGGACGCCGGCGGCGGCCGCTCCGAGAAGCTGAGCACCTACGCTGAGCGCTGGGCCTGCGTCGAGCCCCAGGGCGGCAGCTCCAGCGTTCTGGCTCAGGTCCTCCAGTCCACCGTCTCCCACAAGGTCACCATCCGTTACGACCCCAACGTGAAGGCGGCCATGTTCGTGGAGATCATCGAGACCGGCGCCCAGCTGCGCATCGACTCGGTGGTGAATACGGCTCAGGCCAACGTCGAGCTGGTGCTCATGTGCTCGAGCTACAAGGACGGATCGGGGGGCCGGTGAAAATCTCCATGACGGTCAAGGGGATCAGCGACCTTAAAGCGGCCCTGGCCAGGTCCACCAATTTAACCCGCCTGGCCATGGCCACCCACGTGGCCAACACGGCCCTGGGGATCCAGCGGGTGGCCAAGGAGAAGGCTCCGGTCGACGTGGGCCGCACCAGGTCCTCGATCCAGATTTCTGTTTTTAATGGGGGCCTGACCTATGAGGTGGCCGTGAATGCGGCGGCCGGGATCTTCGCCGAAACGGGCACCGGCCGCTTCAATACCCTGGGCGCGACCCCGGCCTACTTCCC